CTTCCTAAAACAGATGTTACTTCTTTAACTAAACAGTTCGATAAAGCTAGAAGAGATTACATTAAAAGCTTTGGTGTTGATTTAGATGACACTGTTGATCCTTCTTCCTTACTTAAAAAAACAATACCTAAAGAACTAGAAAGATTTCTTAAAGGTAAACACACATCTGAGAACTATAGGTTTAAAGATGTAGACGAATACTTTGCAGAGGAGATGACCGATGCTTTCTTAAAGAAGTTAGACGAGAAAGATTTAGCTCCTTCAGGTACACTTAAAAGAATAGCACAAGAAGTAGCGATCATGTTCAAGGATATGTTTGCTTCTTTAAAATCTAAGTTAGGTATAGACCAAAGGCAGAAGATATTCAACGACTTTTTAAAACAGCGTAATGTAACTAAGAGAGCAGAAGCACCTTTAGATTTTGGTAAGACTTTTGCTGAGATGCCTGAGTTTAAAAAAGGTAAAGAGGATGAGTTCCTTAGTGCTATACCTGATAAGTTTAGAGGGTATGCCGAAGCACTTATGGTAGGTGGAGTTAAACCTAGACTACCACAGTTTGCATTGGAGACAGGTGAGGACGCTATTGTTTTAAAAGAATTGCTAGAGCAATACTATACAGCTAACCCTGATAAAATAGATGTAAAAGGAGTTGTAGTTGAAATTGATGAAGCACTAGATTTTGATTATGAATCACTAGGACAAGATATAAAAGACATCGAGAAAAGCGAACTAGATAAACAAATTAGACAACAAAGTTTGAGAGACCAAGGACACGCTTTATCTTTAAATATAATAGAAAATGTAGAAGAAGCTAAGAAATCTGGTTATGGTACTGTGTCTGTATCTAAATTAAAGAACTCCTTCCAACAACTTCTTACAGTAGCTGATGCTTATAGGAAAATAGGTAGAGGTACTGCTCAGTCTTTACAAGCTAGACGAGAAAACTTCAGAAGAAAAAAGATAGGTTTATCTGAAACAGAGTCAGAAATAGAAGGTTTAAGGAACGAGTTTGTTAACAACTCAGGTAATATGAAACCTGAGAAAATGGTAAAAAGAATAGAAGAAATAATAGACCCTAATGATTTAGATGGAAGTTTTGCAGGTCTATTTAAGTTAGCTAAAAAGGCACAAGGTAAGAGTTTCTTGGATATGCCTACCGAATACTGGATGAACTCTATACTTAGTGGACCTAGAACGCAGATGGTTAATATCGTAGGTAACAGCTTAACTCAGGTTATGACCACTTTAGAAACTGTGGCAGGTGGTATCGTTAGTGGTAACTTAGACATTGTCAAAGCTTCTTTAGCTTCGTGGTCAGACGGTGAGATGTGGAAAGAGGCAGCGAAGTTTGCTAAACAATCTTTTAAAGAACAGGAAAACATACTAGACCCAACAAATCGTGCTTTTGAAGAAAGTGCTAGAGGAGCTATTACAGGAGAGCGTGTAGCAGATAGTTTCATGGGTCGCTTTGTAAGTGAAAAAGGTTTACGCAGTAAGGAAGCTATAGATGCTTACGGTAACTTTATTCGACTTCCTGGTAGACTTCTTCTTACTACTGATGAGTTTTTTAAACAAATCGCTTATCGCAGGGCTGCTAGATTAAAAGCAGCTATGTCAGGCATAAACCAAGGAATAATTGATCCGAAGAAGTTAGCTGACCACATAAATAGTACAGTAGATAAAGTAGTAACAGAGGGTGGTAGAGTTATGTCGGAAGAAAGTCTTGTCAGAGAAGCTTCTAAGATTGCTGATAGTAAAGGTTTAAAAGATAAACAAAAAGCAGATTTCATTATTGATTATAAAAATGAAAACTTTAACGAAGGTGCTTCAGCTTTAGCTCAATATGCAGCAGACGAAGCTCAGTATCTAACATTCACAAAAGAGTTACAAGAGGGAACATTAGGTAAAGGTTTACAGAACTTAACAAATCAAATACCGTTTCTGAGACTTGTTCTTCCTTTTGTTAGAACTCCAACTAATATTCTTTCATTCGCCTTTGAGCGTACCCCTGGAGTTTTTATGCCTGGCGTATTAAAAGAAGAGCGTTCTAGGTTAATCTCTGATTTAAAGAGTGATGATCCAGTAGAAAAATCAAGAGCACTAGGTAAGATGTTAACAGCAACTTTAACAGGAGGTACTCTAATAGATGTAGTTGCTAATAATAGAGAGTTTATAACTGGAGGAGGTCCGAAAGATGAGAAGCAGAAAGCATCTTTATTAGCAACAGGTTGGAGACCTTACAGTATAAAAATAGGAGATACTTACTATAGTTACCAAAGATTAGACCCTATAGCTACTATTATAGGAACTGCTGCTGATATTGTGGATACAGGTTTTCGGTCACCCAGAGGTTTTAACGATTCTAAACTTGAACACGGTTTTGCTGCTTTAACATTAGCTTTAACAAGGAACGCTACTAATAAATCATATTTAGCTGGTATTCAAATGTGGAGTAATGCTTTAGGAGACCCTGATCGATACCTTGAAAAACTAGGCAGAAATTACGCAGGTTCTTTTGTTCCTAATGTCCTTTCACAAATGCAGGACTATGACACGCAAGTGATGAAAGAAGTAAACTCTTGGAAGGATGCGGTAATAAGAAAACTACCTTATGGTCGAAGAGGATTAGACAGTAAGAGAAACATATTAGGAGAAGAACTTATAGCTGAACAATCTCCTGAATACCTTGGTGTTATAAATCCTATTTCTTCCTCAACAGCTAAAAGTGATCCGATTATAAATGAGATGGCGAGTCTTAAACACGCTTTTAGACAGTTAGTTCCTAAGTTAGGTTCAATAAATTTACTAGACTATGAAAACACCAAAGGTCAATCAGCTTATGACAGACAGTTAGAACTTTTAAAAACTGTAAAAGTAGGAGGTTCAACCTTGAGAAGAACATTAGGTAAGTTAATTAAATCAAAAGCATATCAAAATTTACCTACTGAGTCCTTACCTGGATTGCCTAGTCCTAGAATTAATAAGATCACAAGTGTTTTAACTAGGTTTAAAAAGGCATCAAGAAATAAAATGTTAAAAGAGTTTCCTGAACTAGATCAAGAATACTCTGCTTTGACAGGAGCACAATCAGCTTTTAAAAGAGGTGTCAGCAGACAAGAAGTGCTTGAACTTTTACAACAAACAAATTAATAATAGATTACCATGGCTAATACATTCGTAGACTACACAGTTTCAGCAAGTCAAACGGACTTTGCTTTTTCTTTTCCTTATCTTGATGACACTCATGTAGTTGTACAGCTAGACGATTCAACAGGTGCTTCTCCAGGAGGTAAGTTTTATACTGTTTCTACAGGAGATTATTCTATCATAACATCTCCTTCTTCACTTATCAGATTTACTACTGCTCCTGAGACTGGTGCTAGGATAAGAATTAAAAGAGACAGTGCATCTAACACCGCCTTAGTAGACTTTGAGAACGGTAGTGTACTTACTGAAGTAGAACTAGACCGTGCTTACTTACACAACTTATATCTTAACGAAGAGATAGAAGAAGGTAGTGGTAAGAATGTAATGACTAAGAACAGTAGCGGTAACTTTGAAGCTGACTTAGCTAAGATTGTTGACCTTGCTGATCCTACTCTTGCACAGGATGCTGCCACTAAGAACTATGTTGATACTAGAGGTTTACAAGACTTTGACGGAGCTAACACAACTTCAGATGTTAACCTTAACAGTAACAAGCTTACTAATGTAACAGACCCTGGTTCTAATCAAGATGCTGCTACTAAGAACTATGTTGATACACAAGATGCTTTACAAGTTACTAAGGCAGGGGATTCCATGTCAGGTGATTTGGCAATGGGTGGTAACGATATTACAGGTGTTAACAGTGTAAGAGATTTAATTGCACCAGCAGCAGGTAGTCACGCTACTAATAAAACTTATGTAGACGCTGGAGATGCTGACCAAGTTAACAAGACTGGTGATTCTATGACTGGTCCGTTAGCAATGGGGAATAATAAGATCACAGGTCTAGGTACTCCCACAGCAACAGCTGATGCCACTAATAAATCTTATGTTGATGCTGAGATTGCTACTACTTTAGCTACAGGTACAGCAGGTGGTCCTATCGATACTGCTAACATTGCTGATGATGCAGTCACTGCTGATAAGCTTGCTAACACTGCTGTGACTCCTGGGTCTTACACTGCTACTAATTTAACAGTAGATGCACAAGGTAGGATTACAGCTGCTGCTAACGGTAGTGCTTCTCCTACTGCTGCTGAGGTTAAAACTCTTTACGAGAGCAACGCTGACACTAATGAATTTGATGACGCTGAACAAACTAAGCTTGCAGGTATTGCGGCTGGTGCAACCGTTAACTCTAGTGATGCTACTTTACTAGCAAGAGCTAATCACACAGGTACTCAAGCCTTATCGACTATTAGTGACGCAGGTACTGCTGCTGCTAATAATACAGGAGATTTTGCTACAGCGGCTCAAGGTTTGTTAGCAGATAGTGCAGTACAGAACGGTGACAGTAGCATAGCACTGACTAGCACCACAGGTAATGTGAACATGGAAATAGGTGGGGCTACTGGTTTTAAAGCTTTTATTGATTTAAAAAACCCTAGCACTGATGATTATGATGTAAGACTTATAAG